ATAAAGAATATTTTTTAATTGTTCCTCATTTTTAGGAGGATTTATTGTAAATCCAAAAATTTTTATATTTGTATTAATTTGCAAATTTGAATAGTGATTCATCTTAAGAATATTTTTCTAGGTCTGGCAAAACAACAGATTTTTCATTGTCTTTCAAAGGTTGCATCCAAAGATCAATATTTTTCTGCCTCTCTTCGTTTTCTTTTGTTCCATAATTATAAAAAGATCCTGGATTCTTTTCTGGTTTTAAAGAAAAGTTTGAAAAAACATACCTGACTCCACTCCTCACTGCTCTCACCCCATGCTCATGAGATCTCAGGGCTCCATGAATAACTAAGTCACCTGGTTGAACAGGTATTTCAATATTTTGTTTTGGATAATAAACTTCTCCGCCAGAAAATTCGCCAAAGTATACGCAAACACCCCATGAGAGCACACAGCATGTCCCCCAGACATCTGGCACTGTAAGGCTTTCGGTCATGTCTTCACCAGGGCTGTCGCAATGTGGAAGCATCTGACTCCCTTCTCCAAAATACATCATGTTTGCCAATGGATGAATCACATATTCTGGATAAATAAACTCTGAAATTTTATTCCAAACAGGAACGAGCTCTCTAACATGATCTGTGAGCTTAAATTCCATATTTTCAAACCAATGATTGTATAAGCTGTTTTCTTTGTAAACTATTGAATTAATCAGATCAACTTGATCATTTGATATAAAGTTTTTATACCAAAAAATTTTTTCCTCTAGCTGCAATATGTTTGGATTATCTGAAAACATGTGCCTCCTACGCTTTATAGAAGCACCTTATAAAGTACTTCTCTGCCCCACTAACTTTTGTAACTGCATGTTCATACTGACAGTCTTCAGAAAGAATATCTGGATGACCTGATGGGAATACCATTATATCACCGGCTTTTGGTTTGTACATAATGTACTGATCTCTTATTTTAAAAATCAACTCACCCCCATCATAGTCATCATTTAAATACATTGTGCATGTAATAGCAAAATTTTTAGTGTCGCCTGATCTATCTTTTTGATAATCGGTGTGATAAACCATTGCGTTTTCTTCTTCTTTTTTAGTAATCTCATATTTTGCAAAAGATGGACCCATCTTCTCCCAATCATCATTTTTACGAACACTATGGAATTCTAAATAGTGATTAGTTGATAAATAAAAGTTTTTGTTAATTTTGTCTATAAAATATTTCTCTTGATTAAAGAGTAAGAGATTTTTTTTTATATCTTCTTCTTTGATATTGTTTTCTTTTTCAATATCGTAAACATATTTCCCAAACTTATCCCATTGTCGCCAATCTTTAAAGAAAAAAGTATTACTAGAATCAATTTGTGAGTTCTTTAACAAAAGAACCAACTCTTCATAATCTGGCAGCAGATTTTTGTATATATGTACTTTTTCTGTTAATTTTTCAAATTCAATCATGGCTGTCTATCTCCAGTATGTTCAACTATTTGCCAAAAGAATGGGCATGTATATCTTACACCACTTTTTACCTCTGTAACTCCATGAATATATTGCATATCCCCTGGAAAGAAGTATGCTGCACCTTTTTTTGGTTTAAACTTCACCCCTTGGTTGGGAAAATATAACTCCCCACCTTCATAATCATCATTTAAATAAAACAAACTTGATAGATCGTAATTTGGAAAATCATTTGGAAGACCAGCATCTGGACCTTCGTGCAACTCTTTGTCGGCATGAGGCTTCTGGAACTGTCCGGGGAGCCACTTAACAATAGCTGCTCTAGTTGGAATTGCTTTCACTTTATAAAAGTCTTCAACAATGGGTTTTAATCTTTGAAATAAACCATTAATAACCGGGGATATGGAAGGATTATTTTTATCTAGCGTAGATTGTGTTGCAACCCTGTCCTTCCAGTAATCAGAATCGTAGACTACTGTTCCATTTTGGTTTACATGAGTTTCCGTCACATCCCATATTGTCAAAGATTTTGCAGACTCTTCTAAAAATTTTATTTCTTTTTGTGTCATAAAATTTTCTAATTCAACAATATTCTCCACTCCTTTACCAAAAAATCCAGATGGAGTTATTGAAGGCTTTCTGACAACCAAAGAAGATTTTGAAGTACTCATACCAACAATGCTCCTATGTATTATCTCTTACATGAAGTCTTAACACTTTTACCTCATGAGATCCCAAAGACTGCTTTTTTTCATTCACTGCATCTCTATACCAATTGGCAAATTTACCAGATAAATTTATTGATCTAATTGCTGATCCATAATTACTATTTGCTTGATGTCTTAACATTTTTGGATCTGAGTATTTTTCAATTTTAATTTCTGAATTGTTTAAGTTTGTTAACGATATAGGAATTATTGTTGCAAGTGGTGTTCCTGCTTTTATTATTGTTTCAACATTTATTTTTTTTGCCTTAAGCGCTAAAGGCAGTGGAGCGTCAAAAAAAGATGTGCTAATAAGGTTAGATATTGTTTCAAAATCATTATTAAAATAATTAACAGGATTTATTGTTAAAAGGCTTACATCAACAGCCGTTCTAAAAACCAACCCAGTATTGAGACTTATTGATGACTGACCTCTGCCTGAGTAGCTGCCTTGGGGGTTTTTAATTTGTACATGATCAGGGGTTTGATCGTTAATGCCATCCCAAGTAAAAACTATATCCTCTGTGCATGAAAGACTCCACCCAAGAACATTAGCCTGCGTAATTGGAAAACATCGATATGCATGGTTTTCTGAAGTTTGATCCATCCAGTCTCTTTTTACGGACATTTGTGAAATATTAAAAATTGAATTGTCCATTTTTTCAACAGATATACTAATCATTACTCATCATTCCATTTTGAATCATACATATCCGGCGTATGGTATTTTTTACTGTAGTCCAACATTGTAACAACGGAATACTTTGTTCCTGCAATTACTGGCATAGCTTGGTGAGGATACATAAAATTTGATGGGAAAATATACAAATCTCCTGCGTCAGGTTTAATTTTTAAATTTTGCAATCTGAAATACAACTCTCCGCCTTCATAGTCATCATTAATATAGCCCACTAAAGATACGGTGCAATTGTATGAAAATCCATGATCGTGATGTTCCCTAAAGTGCTGACCCGGACCGTATTTAACAAAGTTCATGGCTTCCCAGTATTTAAGAGGCATTATGTTATATTCTGCTCGATAATCTTCAACGGCAGAAAAGCTTGAGTCATAAATATCTTGCCAAAGAGATTGTAGGTTTAGACTAACTTCGCTTTTATCACTCTCAATATCTTTTTTTTTAAACTTGAAATCAACACAGTCTCTATATTCTGGCATAAGCTCTTGATATCCCACATATGCTGGTCGCCAGCCGTAAATTGCTTTATCACTAAGCGGTTTTAAATTTGATTCAAGCCTGTTAATAACATCAAAATCTTTTTTAATGACATCTTTATAACACTTTATACCATTCCCTAAGTCAATTTTCTTTTTCCATGTCTGCATCTTTTGCCCCTACTTGTATTTTCTTCTTGACCATACTTTGCTTTTGTATACACCACCATCAGGCTGACGATAGAACTTTGAATTATTTACCATTTGATTGTACATCTCATGCTGATTCAAAGTATCAATCCTGTGCTCCCAGTCTTCTCTTTTGAAAGGGAGGACCTGAAGGTATGGCGTTCCTGCTTGTATCAAACCCTCCCATCCATCCACAATAAAGAATGGGAAACTCCCCAGTAAATGAACTTTATCTGAGTCTACAATCCCAGTAGTGTTTAAAAATGGAAGATCAAACCTGTTCATTGGTGTCATAAACAACGCACTATACCCATCTGGAAGCTGCAGCCCCCAGTCTGCATGCCATGCAAAATGATGCTGATAGTAACCCAGCGGGTGCTGAAACTGTGGCATTGGGGGTCTTTGAGTGCAAAAATCCTGATACTGCTCGCTCTCTATCTTAACATCAATTATTCCTTGATTGTTTTTAAAAAATGTTAAATCACAGGGTGTCTTAAAAACATAACCAGTTAAAAAAGCATCCATTATTGCAGGGCAAGCTTTCCATGTGGGAATTTTGCCATAATCATCAACTGTCCCTTCTTTCGCAAATGGACAAACTTCTTTTGGAGCTTTGTAATATTCGCCATTTGGCATTTTTGCAAAGATATCTGCATCTTTATACCATTGGGGTATTACGTTTTGTGCTTGGGTTGGGACAGATTTGCTCTCTTTATTTAGCCACGGTCGATACGGTCTAAATATCGCAACATTAGAATCGGTACTCATAAAAACATCTTTTCCTTTTGTGTTTAAATAAAATTATACCATGTTTTAAATCGCCCTCTGACCGTTACCAAAAATATTGTTGCAAAGACTGATTATATCAGATTGGACCTATATCGAAGTATGGCGGGAAGAATGGCGGGAAGAATGGTGGAAAGAATGGCGGGAAGAATGGTGGAAAGAACGGCGGGAAGAACGGCGGGAAGAATGGTGGAAAGAACGGTGGAAAGAATGGTGGGGCAACTGGGGTTACCGAGTTTGATGCTGCCGATGAATCTGAATTGACACCATAAGATGTTTCTGCTCTTACTGTAAATGTATAAGCGGTACCGTTAGTTAAGCCAGTAACAGTAATCGGAGAAGTTGTTGAGGTTCCTGAAATGCTGCCAGGGCTTGATGTTGCCCTGTATGTAACAGTCCCCCCTTTCCCAGGATAAGTAGAAGCGGTAAAAGCAACAGTTGCCTGAGCGTTACCGGCTGTTGCTGTACCAACTGTTGGCGTAGTGGGTTTTTTACCACCAATATCTTTCTGGGGGCTTGTACTGCTCATAAATTACGCCGAGAGATCCCCAATAGCAACCCATGTGTCAGTTGCCCTCTTTATTAGAGTAGCCGACGACCATTGCGCACGTAGTTTAAGACCAGGTGTTGCGTTTACTGTTACGCCGCCTTGACCAGCCAAAGTTGTTTGACCTGTGCCTGTTTGTAGTACCGTTATTGTAGTTCCAACAGGGAATGCTACGTTTGCATTAGTTGGAACAGTCAAATTATGCCCAGAAGCTACATTCATTTCAACCAGCTTTGCCCTATCTGCAAGAACAAGAGTGTAAGCCGCCGACTGCGCATTTGTTACTGTGTCTCCAACAATTCTTTCATACTTGCTTCCATCATTTGTAAATTCCCAAAAATCATTTGTTTCATTCCATCTAAAGACAACATTTGTTGATGTGCCGCGTTCTATTTCAATTCCAGCATTTTCCGATGGACTTCCATCTTCATTATTGTTAAGCACAATGATGTTATCATTAATTGTCAATGTTTCAGAATTAACTGTTGTTGTTGTGCCAGAAACGGTTAGATTTCCAGTAATAGTCACATTGCCAGCAACGGTTGGATTTGATGTATTTACCCAGTTTGTACCATCATATACCAAAACTTGATTCGTCACTGCACTTGTAATCACCACATCTGTAACACTATCTAGATTGGTAACTAATGCTACTGTAGCATTAACGAAAGAAGACCCATTGTATCTAAGAAACTGATCGGTGCTTGGAGAAGTAATTACAACATCGCTTAAGGCATCTAGGTTAGCATTGAGTCCGATTGTGGCAGTAGACCCCTCAGCTGGTGTATGGGTTACTGAAATACCTGAGCCGGCAGAAATATCAGATACATAGTTTCCAGTTGTATCTGTTCCTAGAGCAACCGAGTTTGCTTTAATTGTTGCAGTTAAAGTTCCGGATCCTAAATCTGTAAGCGTAACTGAGCCATCCAGATCACCACCAAGTGTGATAACAGGAGACACACCTGTTATGTATGGAGATGTTAAGGTTTTATTGGTTAGGGTTTGAGTACCAGTTGTTGTAACTAAAATTGAAGTATCAGCAATTCCATGAATGTTTGTTGTATCCGATTCATGGTTTGAAAGTTCAGTTGTTGTTGATACATTTGCATAAGTATTTCCATCATTTGTGATTTGCCATCTATCGTCAGATTCATTCCAACGGATTGCAACATTTGCCGAGTCTCCTCTTTCAACTTCAAGACCTGCATTTAATGCTGGATTACCGGTGACTCCAGAATTAAGAAGAATAA